CCACCCAATCATTTAATATTGGCTGGGATACTAATCAAAAATTCTTTGATGGCAAAGGTGATATTGCGCATTTATTTTGCGAGGGTGGATATGCCCAAGGTTTTAATATTTATGTGAGTGATGATGTAAGCAACAGTGCTTTGCATTATTACGGGGGAGTTGCTCCCATTGTTGCTCCGGTTGAACCCAGTCCATCACCAACACCCACAGAATCCCCAACGCCATCCCCAACACCAACCCCAGAACCGTCCCAAACTCCAAATCCATCACCAAGTCCATCGCCTTCTCCTTCAGTATCTGAAACCCCAACAGTAACAGTTGACACTCCCACTGCCGTAGTTGAGACAGTCACAGTGGTAACTCCAGTAGATACTAGAACAGCAGTTCTTGACACCCCAACAGTGGTTGTTGAAACAGTGACAGTAGTTATAGATCCAACACCACCTGTAGTTGTTCCCGCACCGGTTCCGCAACCAGCACCTGCACCAGCTCCAGATCCTGCGCCAGTAAAAGAACCAGATCCTGTTCCTGCACCAGCCCCAGAACCAGCGCCTGAACCAGCGCCTGAACCAACCCCTATTCCAGATCCAGTGGCTATTCCAGACCCCGCACCAGAACCTGCGCCAGATCCTGTAGTTGCACCTGAACCTGCGCCAGAACCAGAAGCAATTCCTGATCCCGCTCCAGAGCCTGAACCTGTACCAGATCCCGTACCAGTTGTCGATCCAATTCCAGAACCTGAACCAGCGCCCGCACCTGCTCCAGAACCACCAGTAGCAAAAGATGCAACTGATCTTTCTAATGAACTTTCAGCAGATGGAAAATTTACTGATGCAGAAAAAGCAATTGTTGCTGACGCTTTGGTTGAAGCCGCAGGTGGAGCGCCAGTTACGGCACAAGCAATTGCTGATGCTGGTATTACTTACGCTGATCTTCCACCTGAAACCCCAGTGGAAGTGCGTCAGGATGAGAACGGTAATCAAGTAGTTATTACTGCTGAAATCGCAGCAGCCTTGGTACTATTGGACAACCCGCAAGAACTTCTTGGAGCAATCTTTACAGATCCAGGACAGGTGCTTTTGGCTTTGGGCAGTATCGGAGCAGATATGAGTCCAGAGGAAAGAGCGCAGTCTGAAAAGACAGTAGTTGCAGCAGTTATCGTCGGACAAATTGCAGGGCAAGCAGCTCTCGGTGCTGCTTCAGGCGCTGCTGTTTATAGGAGAAAACCATGAAGAAATTCTTTTCAGATATAGCAAATCAACTTTGGACTTTGCTCGGTATGTTTATTGCCTGGGTAGTCCTTGATGGTTCCGCTAAGACTGTAGTTGGGTACGCAATCATCGCTGCTGGTGTAATCTGGGCGATCACTTTTAATCTACGAAATACAGAGGACGAATAATGGAGACATTCAAAAATGTAATGATGCGCATCATCGCAGTTATTGCGGCAGAAGCGCTAGGCGTTATTGGAGCAGGTTCTCTAGTTGGCATTAAGGTTTGGCAAGCAGCAGTTCTTGCTGGCGCTCTAGGTGCAGCAACAGTTATTGAGGCACTCGCTCGCTTCTTCCTTGCTGATGGCAAGTTAGATGCAGAAGAGATCAATGCTGCTTTTGCTAAAGTTGATTCAAGAAAGGCTGAATAATGGGACAGCGTTTAGATTTTATCGCCGCAGCAAAGGGCGAAGTCGGAGTCATCGAAGGTCCAAAGGATAACGAAACCAAATACGGAGAATTCACAAAGGCTAACTTCTTGCCATGGTGTGGATCATTTGTCATGTGGTGCGCCAATCAGGTCGGACTTAAGATCCCTTCAGTAGTCGGCACACTTGCTGGCGCTCAGGCATTTATGAAGAAAGATCAGTGGGAACTTGCTGAAGCAGCAACACCGCTTCCTGGCGACATCCTGTTCTTTGATTTTCCAAACGACGGAATTGATCGAATTTCTCATGTTGGCATTGTTATCAAAGACAATGGTGATGGAACAGTTAACTGCATCGAAGGCAACACAAGTCCAGATAAGAAAGGCGATCAGCGCAATGGCGGAGAAGTCTGCTTGAAGCGTCGCGCTTACAAGAAGAAGAATGGATCGGCGCTTAAGAAGTCTATGCCTGTCTATGTTGTAGGATTCGGCAAACCGGTTTTCAAATCATAAGGAGAAATTATGCTAGACAAACTATCACCAGCTAACCGTCACCTAGCCATCGCACTTGCAGGTGCAATTCTTGGCGAACTGGCTAATCAATTACCATCACTTCATCTTCCATCAAGCATCGCCCCACTTGTCGGCGCAGCGCTTACCTCAGCAATCCTTCGCCTAACTGATCTCACTAAGCAATATGGGATTAAGGGTTAAGGTACAATAAATGTCTAAAGTCGCCATGGAATTGGTCATTACCGCAGAAGCGGAAGTGACTCACGCAGATGGAACAAAAGATAATAAGGAGTCAGAATGACTGTAGGACTAGCAACAACAACACTTGCCAATAACTGGCTCAATATGCTCCGTGCAACTGCTTTCACTGCCCCTGCTGCGACATACATTAAGTTGCATACAGCAGATCCAGGCGCTGCTGGAACAGCAAACGCATCAGCAGTAACTACACGTCAGGCTGCAACATTTTCTGCTGCATCTTCCGGCGCTATCGCTCTTTCTAACTCACCGTCATTTAGCATGACAGCGACAGAGACAATTACACATATTTCTGTTTGGGATGCTTCAACTGCTGGCAATCTTCTTTGGACTGCTGCATTGACAACATCAAAATCAGTCGTGAACACAGACACTCTTACATTCACAACACTTGGAGTATCGCTTTCACCTTTGGCTGCGTAAGTTTTTTTCGCTGGGGGTGAAGTATGGCGTATGGCATCAGTTATGGTGCGGTCACATTTGACACGCCGTACTTCGCACCAGCACCTTCGTTTTATGTAGGACAGATCACCAGCAATCTTGCTGGGACTAATCTTCGTTTACTCAGTTACCATTCTGGTTACTACAACTATTCGCCAGCCTTTTACCTTGGGCCGAATGCGATTCAAGCATCAACTGAAATCACCGCAACCGAAACTGCTGATGCAAGCAGAACGGCTAATGCGCTTTCTACTACTTCCGCAATAGCAACAGCAACTGCTTTAGTTGCGCTCGCCACCTTTGTCGGCACATCATCTGCTTTTGCTGTTGGACTTACAGCAGATGCAACGGTAACTCGGTACGCTCAAACTTCTACTGATACCACGGTAACTCTTAGCGCAGATTCTTTGCGTACTTCTTACTTATCCGCATCATCCTCTATCACTTTTACTGCCACAGCAGATGGTTATCGAGCCATGCTTGCACAAGCAAATACAACCGTTGCTGGCGTTGAAACAGTTACCGCAGCAAGAACTCAGTATGCTGATGAGACATTTACTGCTACTGCATCTCTTACCGGATCAGCATCTAATGCAAGCCTGATTTCAACATCTACAGAAACTACAGCAGGACTAACAACTTCAGCTCAGGTTATCCACAATGCTGATGCTTCCCTTGCTATCACGGCAACTGAGACAGCCGATACTGTCAAGGATCAGAAGGCGCAATCTTCTACAACAGTAATTGTTACCGATACTGCCGATGTATCTAAGATTCGTAACGCTGACTCATCTCTTTCTGTAACTGCTTCACTTACAGCCTTTATGTCAAGTGTTCAGTTCCTTCAAGAACAAACTTCAATAACAACTTCCGTTACAGCCAATTCAACCAAGACTGTAGTGGCAGACTCAACCACTTCCGTATCTGTTGGGCTTACTGCCGATGTTCAGCTTATCCAAAATGTTGGATCTACCCTTGGGATTACAGCAGGTCTAACGGCAGATACCACAAGGATTTACTCAATTGGATCTAACCTTGGGGTTACTGCTGGCTTCTCTGCAAAGGTTAAGAAGTCCAATCAATACACAGATCACGATGTCATCTTCTTCGGGCAGGTTCTTCCCCGTCGCTGGTACTCGGAAGTATCTGACCAGCGCTGGGTTGCTGAAATAAAGGATGAACGCAACTGGGTTGCTGAACTCCTGACCAAGCGCTGGGGCGATGGTATCCTTGAGGATAGAAATAAGTTCGGTACAATCTCCAGCAAACGTTGGGAAGGAACGCTTCAATGACAAATATTTACCAACGCGAAACGGTTGAATTCCAACCCGTCCTCATCACCCTGGATGGTGCGCAAGTAACCACTGGTGTTGAGTTCGCAGTGATAGTCCCAAGCGCACGACCAGTATCAAGCAACTGGGCAAACGCAACTACCCTTGATGGAGACATCGGGTTTCTAGTTCAAAATCTTGCAGTAGGTACATGGAATGTTTGGGCGCGTATTACCGACTCGCCAGAAATACCTGTCATAAATTGCGGGTCATTTGCTGTAGCATAGTTTTGCCTTCTTAGTCCCTGGGTAAGAAGCCCCCGCATGGTCCGTTCACCTGCGGGGGTTTTTCTTTTGTGTGGCGAGCTGCTTTTTTACCATAATCTGTTAGGCTCTGCTCACCACTAGAAAGGGTGAACATGATCGATAAGATTCTTGGGGAGCGACAAGATCAATACGGTGATGCTGAATACAATTTCGTAGCGATTGGTCGTATCTGGGGAGCATTGCTCCGCATTGAAGATATTGAACCGCACAAAGTAGGGCTAATGATGGATGCGTTAAAAACTGTACGCGCATTCCAGAACCCAGAGCATAAAGATTCTTGGGATGACAAAGAAGGCTACATCAAAGAGATTAGAAAGTTCTTGGGCATTTAATGGGACTACTTGACGACTTAAAGAACAACGATAATTTTATTGAACCACGCAGATCATGGTGTTCAACTTGCACATTACTAGCATCTTTACCGGAAGAAGAGCGTAAACTTCTTGAGGCGAAAATGGCTGACAAAAGCATCTCTCACTCTTCTATAAGCAAGGTCTTAAAAGCAAATGGCTATGACCTAGCAACTGGAACTTTGGGCAGACATCGCAGAGGGGAATGCCAGCGTGTCGCTAAAAAATGATTTAGAACAGATAGAGCGCGATCAAGATCCAGAGATTGTGGAACTTCGCAAAGCTCTTATCAATACTCAAAAGCAACTTCAAAAGCATAAGCAACGCGACCAGTTGATGGGCGAAGCAGTGTTCCGAGCGGCTTACGATGCGACCCTATCAATGGGTCCAGTTAGAGAAGTGCCATCCCCAGTTAAAGATCGACGCAAAATCAAGGCTGAAGTGGCGCTACTCCATGCTACGGACTGGCAGGGTGCAAAGGTTACGACTTCCTATAACTCAGAAGTTATGAAGAAGCGCGTTATGGATTTTGCACACAAGTCAGTTGAGATTACAGAGATCGCTCGCAAGCATCACCCAGTTAAGGACTGCGTGGTTATGTTCGGCGGGGATATGATTGAAGGTTTATTTAATTACCCTGGACAACTTTGGGAAGTTGATAGCACTCTCTTTGAACAATACACAACAGTGTCTCGTTTGATGGTGGACTTTGTTCGTTACTTACTTACTCAGTTTGAAAATGTAACTGTTGTTGCTGAGTGGGGAAACCATGGACGCATCGGATCAAAGCGAGATCATGTACCAAAGGCTGACAACTTTGACCGTATGTGTTATGAACTTGCTCGCCAACTTCTAGGAGAAGAGAAGCGACTCACTTGGGAAGATTGCCCAGAAGATATTCAAAAGGTAGAGATCGGTAACTACCGCGCTCTTCTCATGCACGGCGATGAAGTTGGTCGCGCTGGGTTTGCATCTCCCTCAGCTTGGCAAGCAGCAGGTAATCGCTGGAAGGCTGGGTCATTCAAATGGTTCTTCCAAGATATTTACCTTGGTCACTACCACCGCTTTGCTCAAGAACCGATGTCAGATCAAACCGGATCTATCTATTGGACTGGATCGACTGAATCAGATAACCGTTACGCCAGAGATTCCATGGCTGTATCTGGAGTTCCATCTCAGCGATTGCACTTCATTGATCCAGTGAAGGGTCGCGTTACTTCCCAGTATCAAATCTGGTTAGACTGATGTTTAAGTACGAATGCCCTGGTTGTGGGAATGTAATTCTTACAAGTGTCAATGATGAGTTGGATTGCCCAATTTGTTATTCAGTGTTGGAGTTCAAAGGAAAAGGTGAACATGAAAGCAGTTAGTCTATTTGCTGGCGTGGGTGGGTTTGATCTCGCCTTGGAACGCAATGGAGTTGATGTTGTTGCTTCCGTAGAGATTGATAAGAACGCAAGAAAGGTGTTGGAGAAAAGGTTTCCCAACTCAACTATTTTAGAGGATGTATGCGATGTCACAGGAGAACAATTATTCAACCTTGGATTTGATTCTAATGGAATTATCGTCGGCGGATTCCCATGCCAAGATCTGTCCGTTGCAGGAAAGCGAGCAGGACTCGCTGGCGCTCGCTCTGGACTCTTCTGGGAAATCCACCGAATCCTTGAAGAAACCAAAGCGAAATACTTCATCCTCGAAAATGTCCCTGGTTTGTTGTCATCCAACGAAGGAAGGGATCTGGGAACCGTCATCGGGGCGTTGGTTGAACTCGGCTATGGGGTCGCGTACAGGGTTCTTGACGCTCAATACTTTGGAGTCGCCCAAAGACGCAAAAGAATCTTCATTGTCGGATGTCTTGGAGATGACTGGCGAACACCTGCGCAAATACTTTCTATCATCGAAGGCCGCATCGGGTATCTTGCGGAGAGCAAACCGAAGGGACAAGACGCTTCCGCCACAACTTCAGAACGCATTGGAGAAACTGGCGAACCAGTAGGAACTTATCGGATGCAGTCATTTGGTGAGTACGAAGAAGATCAAACTGCGTCAGCACTCAAGGCTAGAGATTACAAAGATGCAACTGATTTAGTCGTTGCTAATTCAATAACGGGTCCGTTGCAAGCCAGAGACTATAAGGGAGTAGGCAACCAATATGTTGCAGAAAACAAACTTGTGGTTCACGAAAAGTAGGCGAGCGCAGTCAAACACTGACGCAGAAACTTGGATTCAGGGGGGGGTAGTTCCGACATTGAACGCATTTGATAGTGGGGATTCTCGCGCAGTTACTTTAATTTTTTACGGTAATCGCGTTGATGACATTCGCATTCAAGGAGCAGTGATCAATACTTTGCAAGCTCGTATGGGAACCGGTGGAAATAATATGCCAATGGTTACATACCCAATTCAGGATGGGCGGGACATGGAAAAGAATCAGAACGGGCTTGGCATAGGAGAAGAAGCCGATCCTTCGTACACGCTAGATCGCACTGGCGGGCAAGCAGTTGCTTACTCGATCAGAGAAGATGCAAAAGCTAATAACTTTAGTGCAACAGAAACAGATACAGCGTTAACCCTTCAAAGCCATCAGCCATCTGTTCAGTCGCATCATGCCCAGTTATTTATTGCCCAAGATGTACCAGTTGCATTTGACACGCAGTTCGGATCAAATGCTGGTGTCTTTGAAAACCAATCACCAACATTGAAAGCAAGTCAACAGCCACCATCTTTTGCTTACGATGAGTTTAACGATTCAATTGCCGATGTCCATCATACTTTGCGAGCTGGAACAAAGCAGTCAACTGGAGCTATCCAATCATCGGTAGTTCGTCGTCTCACTCCAACAGAATGCGAGCGCCTTCAAGGGTTCCCTGATGGGTGGACTGAGGGACAAGCAGATTCAAATCGTTACAAACAGATGGGCAATGCAGTTGCGGTTCCAGTAGTTGAATGGATTGTTAAACGATTAGTAAACCTTTGATTGCTCCAACTGGAGATACGGTGGGGCAGTATAAACAGTAAGACTTGCTGCGATTTCCATTGCGCCCATGATGTCTGCCCCTGCGTGTAAAGCACCAAGGGCATACGAAGATCCTGAGCCAACTGCATAAATGCCTGGTTCGTTTCTTGATGCAACTAAATCCTGATCGACATCAAAGATCACGCCATTTACAGCTATGAGCATTTGGAATCTGGAACCGTCGTTAGATCTTTCGTCAAAATTATACCCATTTGAGGAAAGACATTTGCGAAGAGATGGCATCGCCTTAACAATCATAAAGTGCTGGAGATCTTTCCGATCTCTGGCTGTTAACTTGGGGGGCATCCACAGGTGTTGGGCTATGTCGCATGGAGATGCTTCGCCGGATCCACCGATAATAAAATCACCGCGTTTATTAAGTTTTGTTATAGAAGAGTGACTGTAAATTCTTCCTTCAGAATCAGTAGTGCGACTATCCGCAAGCAGGACGCACCCATCCTCATGCTCAACGCCGATGATGGTGGTCATAGGGAGAATCCTCTCACGACACGCACATTACGGTTATTGACACTCCGTAATCTGTTCCTATAGATTACGCACACAAGGGCAAATAGAAGCCCCAGACGAAAGGTAAAACATGAGCGATCATGGAACATTAGTAGTTACATCAGACCAAGGATTTTGGGATGATAAGCAAGTCGCAGCACTAAGCCAGTTGGGTCTTTCAAGGGCTTCAAAGGGCGACCTTCAAGTATTCCTTCATACTTGCCAGCGCACAGGATTAGATCCTTTTGCTCGCCAGATCTACATGATTGAGCGCGGTGGTCGGTACACAATTCAGTCATCAATTGATGGGCTTCGTATCGTTGCTCAAAGATCTAATAACTACGGCGGTCAAACTCCAGCCGAATGGTGTGGAGATGATGGCAAGTGGGTTGACATCTGGTTGGCTAAGACTCCACCAGTTGCCGCTCGCATCGGTGTCTATTACAAGGACACACCAAACCCAACATACGCTGTAGCGAAGTGGGATTCATACGCTGGCACAAGTCCCATCTGGAAGAAGATGCCAGACTTGATGTTATCTAAGTGCGCAGAAGCTCTTGCTCTTCGTAAAGCATTTCCACAAGATCTTTCTGGTATCTACACCAGCGATGAAATGGCTCAGGCAGATATTGAAAAACCAGAGTCAACTCAACCAAAGGCGACAGCACCAGCGAAGATTCTTGAAGCAGTTGTTGTTGAAGAAGTATCTGAAGAAGATCAGGCTTATACATCAACTCTTATTACCCAGGTTGGGCAGATCAATGATCTTGCAGAACTGCGCAAACTTTGGACAGATGAAGCACCATTCTTAGATGTCGCTATCAATGGATCGACACTGAAAGATGTCATCAATGCTCGCGCTAAGGAACTCCAGGTATGAGCATCAAGATAGGCGAGCAACTTGCTAACAATGGTGCAACTGCTGCGTTAACTGCCGCCAGTGAATGGTCACTTCGCGCAGATATGTGGCTAGATAATCTAATTATTGGGGACACTTTTACTTCTGAAGATCTTACAAATGAGATTGGGTTTCCAAATCCATTGACGATCAATGACAACAATGCAGTGGGTGCAAAGATTCGCACTTGGTCACTTCGCGCTAAGACAAAGCGCCGTGGCTATGCAAAGACAACTCGTTCTAAGTCTCACTCTCGTATGATCGTAATCTGGGAGAAGGCATGATGACTGAAATCATTACACCCGCCCAAGTTGAGAAGCGTCTCTTTCAACTTTCTTTGGAGATTGATTCAGCCCAAGACGAGTTGAACAAAGCTGAAGAGCAATATGTTAATACCAAAGCCAAGTATGAAATTGCTTTAGCCAAGTCACGCATCAAGCATTCTGGTGCGAAGAACATCGAGGGCAAGTCATACACCGCTACAGAGAAGGAAGATCTATCTCTCATTGAGAACGAGGATCTCCACCTACTGGTTGCGTCAACTGAAATCTTAGTAAAGGCAATGAGAGCAAATGTCGCCCGACTCAAGACCCAGGTAGATATTGCCCGCAGTATCGGATCATCAGTGCGTAGTTCAATGGAGACGGCATGAGTGAAGATAATCTGACTAACCCAATTGCTGAATCTTATTGGCGAGCAGTAATCGTTAAAGAGATTGAAGCGATCACTACTGCTGTTGCTAACTCTGACTTTGAGCAAGGCTTTTTGAAAGCTAAGGCACTTGCAGTTGCTGCGGCGAAAGGAAAGCGATGACTCAAGAAGATAAGGTAACTCAGACTCTTGTTGGTTTCGGTTTTACTGGATTCCAAGCAAGAAAGATCGCACAAGAAATCATTCGTAACTTAACTGCTTACGCTTTGATCCAAGAACAACGACAGAAGTATTTCTCTGAAATGACAAGAAAGGTGCAACGATGAGCGAAGATACAAATGTTTATCTTTACAAATTGCTGACCGGTGCGCTTCTTGCACAGGACTCGCAAAGAGATCGATCAAAGCAGAAGGAGATCGGCCCATCACAAGTAGGTGGATGCGCTCGCCAGGTGTTTTACCAGTTGACCGATAAGCCAAAGAC